GTGGTTTATTTTTTGATTGGTTTTTTGATCGGCTGGATTATCCCGACCCCAGAATTCATGAAAAAAATTACATATAATGTCATGTTAGTTATCTTCTATTGGCGTGCACATTATATCCTTCACAAAGCTAACATGAAGGCTCACATTCGCTTATTAAACAAGCGTAAGGCCACTGAATCTTTGGTTCACTAGATGTGAGTTTAGACTATATCTAACTACAAGTCAAATGATTTAATTAGATCGGCCTGCATGTGCTTCGAACACGCAGCGGCCTGGTCTACAATTCGTTGATTTTTGATACTTAAAAAGTTCTTGACAAGTAGGCCCGAGCCTATTACAATTTGCTCACGTTAATAACACAGGAGAGTTATGTATGAGCAATTTCGTTACCGTTTTGCGTGGCTCATATCGTGGAACCGAAATCGTCAACAAGTCTTTTCCGCTATTGAAGCCATTCAAAGCTAGTAGTTCTGGCATTGGCGGTCATGTAACAGTAGATGGGTCGATGCATCTTGGTTCTAACCGAAATAGAATCCGAATTAAAGTTGCGAGCGCAAGCGATATTGTTACTAACGCCAACCCAATCGCAACCGAGCCTGTTCGTTTTGTTGAGCCGAATCATGTCTTGTCTGTTGATCATGTAGTAGAAACCCAAACACACGAAACTGACGAAGAAATTATGCATCGAATCGGTAAACGGTTCGAAATCCTCAACGAAATGACCAAATCTGTAGTGGCAGGAGAAATCCGCGCTATGATCATCTCTGGCCCCCCGGGAGTTGGTAAAAGCTTCGGTGTTGAGCACGAAATTGACAAGGCTGTGTTAGCAGACAAAATCGCCGGTCGAGAGATTCGCTCCGAGTTAGTTAAAGGGTCGTCGACCGCGGTTGCACTTTACGCCAAGCTTTACCAATATAGCGACCCTGGCTCGATCCTAGTGTTAGACGACGTTGACACAGTCTTTACTGACATGATCTCTTTGAACATTCTCAAGTCTGTCCTCGATACCGGTAAGCGTCGTAAGGTTAGTTGGCTGGCCGACAGTCACATGTTGCGTCGTGAGGACATCCCCGATTCGTTTGAGTTCAAAGGCAGTGTAATTTTCATTACTAACATGGATTTTGGGCATATTCGATCGAAGTCTTTGAAGGACCACCTCGAAGCATTAGAATCTCGTTGCCATGTAATCGATCTCACAATTCGAACTACTCGCGAAAAAGTGTTACGCATCAAGCAAATCGCAAAGTCCGGCCAACTGTTCGATGGCTACGGCTTCAGCGGACGAGAAGAAGAAGAAATTGTTTCGTTTATTACTGATAATCACCATAATCTCCGAGAGATTTCTTTGCGGACCGCTATTAAGATTGGCGATCTTCGTAGGGCATTCCCGGGTCGTTGGCAAGAAATGGCACAGGTAACAGTTATGAAGTCTGCTCGTTAAATGTTTAGAGTGTGCCGCTCTAGCTCAATTGGTTAGAGCAACGGTCTCATAAACCGTGGGTTCCGGGTTCAAGCCCCGGGGGTGGCACCAACTTTCTACCTAAGATGTCTCGAATTCGAAGCCTGTCGGCTGTGCTAGAATTAAAGGAAGTCAAATGGGCGGAACAGCACTATCTAAGCCTTCTGTAAGGTTGCAGCGAAAAGAATTCGAGTCGGTTCGCGACAGCGTCGTTAACCAGCTTCGTTCTGCCTTTAGTGCAGTAACTATCAATTACATTCCTTACTATTTAGAGAAGGAAAGTTTTGGCGATCTCGACATTCTAACAAACACACCTCTCGGTGCGCCTGATGTCGCTTCGGCGATTAATGCAGTTGAGTTTAAGAGAAACTCTTCTGTTGTTAGCTACGGTGTGACGACAAGCAGCGGTCAGTTTCAAGTTGATGTCATTTACGCCGACGCTGTCTTTTATGACTTTGCACTAAACTACTTCTCATATAATGACCTTGGTAATCTAATTGGCCGAATTGCACATGCCTCTTGTTTTAAGTTTGGACACAAAGGCCTAGCGTATGTTGTCCGAGAACCAGATAATGCCGACCATGTTCTAGACGAACTGATTGTAACACGCAATTTTGATGAAGCGCTACTGTTCTTGGGTTATGATCCTGTGTTATTTCACAACCCAGAGACATTTAAAACGACAACCGATATATTTGAATTTGCTGGCAACAATCCTTACTTTTCGGCTGACATCTTTCAACTGCATAACCGAAATGCTGTGTCTAGGATTCGAGATAAGAAACGAAAAACTTACACTGATTTCTTATTATATCTCACTGACGACTCTGTAATCAAATCGTTACCGAACTTTGACTATAGTGAAGAAAACAAAACGAAACATCGTGAGAAAATGCTCAACAACTCGTTCAAGTTGTTTCCTTCGTTCTTGCATCAGTATCGCGAAACTATGGAAGCGCTCGAGAAACGTCAACTCGTAAAACAGAAATTTAATGCCACAATTGTTACTGCATTGACTGGTAGAACTGATAGAGATTTAGGGATATTGATGAAAACGTTTCGCAGTATGTTTAGAAACGAAAACGAGTTGCTACAATTAACGCAAGATGAAATTAACGCACTAATTGTTAATATCGATCAAAAACTTTTAGAGGAGTAGAATCATGACAATCATTCAATTTAATTCTCGCAATCGTTACAAACTTAGATCTAATTTTGGTGGATATGTTATCCCAGATCGCTATTGCATCTCACTAGACAGATATATTAATGACGGAATTGATCCTGGATCGTTTCTACGAGCAGTTTTGGCCAACAACCTAATCGAAACTGTTAATCGCTGCGATGATGCTAGTGATTGGTTATATGTGAAAGTTATCGCTCGTTGGATATTTCAAGAGGCACCCTCATGTTGTTGGGGATCCGAAGAATCGGTAAATAACTACATGGCCGACAAGCAGAAAGCAATGCAGCTGGCTGTCGTTGCAGCAAAGGAAGAATTAAATGATGGGGGTTGTTAAAACTATTCTAATGCCACTAGTAGCTGGTCTTATAATTGTTTTAGCAGCCATCCTAGCAGTTTGGGCAGTTATCTTAAGAAAACCACTATCGAGTCATCATCGAAACTTTGGTCTTAAACCTCGAGATTCAAAGTCAACCAAAAAATAATATAGTCTGAGAGGGTACTCGGTTCAGAGAATTTTTAATCTTTTGTTTGTTGTTTTAACGCGCCTGATAATAATTCTCTAAACTTAGAAATATCTTCCTTACCGTAAATGTTTTTACGAAACTGCTTTGCCCTAATATTTGAGTTCATCCACCCATCTTGTTCTAATACGCCTAATGCATATTGATAACACTCTTCCATGTAAGTCAAGGTAGATCTACTATTAGCAAAGCATAGAATCTCTCGAGAAAATTCCGAAGTGTCACCATTCTTTTCGGTGATCATTTCTATAATAGAAGGAGAGCTAGACCAATAGGATTCCCAGTCAGATGGTTTTCTGATCTTCTTCTTTTTACCTTTGACTATTTTTGTTGCAGCTTTAGTAAAAAGTTTTCTACCGATGTATTTGCTTCCAGTTGGCAGATGCGTTATTATATATAAGAAGCCAATTGCGCGTTCTGGTATATCTTCCTCGGTAAATGGTTTGCCTTGGTGGTGCCATATCATGCTACTATTTAGGCCAAATTTCACCCGATGACAAATTTTAATTTCCAAGAACTATCACGCGAAAATATCAATGGAGTAAGACATTATGTTACGCCAACTGGCGAAAAATTGCCTTCGGTAACTTCTATTTTGTCTGAAACTAAACCACAAGAAAAAAGAGAGATACTAGAGAACTGGAAGAAAAGAGTCGGACACGAAAAAGCTCAACAAATTGTAACCGAGGCCGCCGGCACTGGAACTTCTATGCATAAGTTCTTAGAGAATCATTGCCGAGGCATTGAACAACGAGTAGGAACAAACTTGGTTCATCAACAAGCTTATAAAATGGCACAGGTCGTTATTGACAACGGTTTAGCCCATATGAGCGAATGTTGGGGTAATGAGATTTCTCTATACTTTCCTAAACTATATGCAGGATCCACAGACTGTATTGGGGTCTGGAAAGGCAAGCCTGCAATTATTGACTTTAAGCAGTCAAACAAACCAAAGAAGCGAGAATGGATTGATGATTATTTTTTACAACTAACGGCCTACGGTCAGGCATTCACAGAAGTTTATAATGTTCCTATAGAAACAGGTGCGGTGTTACTGTGCACACGAGACTTACAATATCAAGAGTTTGTGATTGAGGGCGATGAATTTAAGAATTGGGCCCATCTTTGGTGGGATCGTGTTTATGAGTTCTACGAGAAAAAGTTGAAATGACAAGAATTAATCTAATTGATCCGTCTTTACTAACCGATCAACATTTAATGGCAGAATACAGAGAATTACCAATGGTTCATGCTGCCCTTAGGCGATCGCTGCGAACATCGTCGCCCGATTCGATTATCAAACGAATCCCAAAAGAATATACTTTGAACAAAGGGCACGTTTTATTTCACTACGATAAGGGCGAATTCTTAAGAAGTCGATACGAACAATTGCGATTAGAATTAAAGAGAAGAAATTTCAACATAGATGATTCTCGCGGCCCCGGTCTTTTGTTTGATGACAGATTCATGAATGATTATCGACCCACGCCTTCTGCGGTCGGTATTTCGGTGAAAAGGATCATAGAAAAGATCATGATGAAGCCACATTGGTATCGTTATTGCAGCGAACCACTAACACTAGACCAACTAAATAGTTTAATAGGCAGAATGAATTTCGAATGGAGAGTAAAAAAATGAAAGTAGTTGCGTTTTCTGAAACAACAAATGAAAAGAATCAGCCAACTGAACTTACAGTTGAGTGTGATGGGTCTTTAGTATTGTATTATCACGCTGACTTAATTGAAAAATTAAAACTCGAATTGAGTTCTGCCAGAACAACTTCGGAGCTATTAAAATATGCTATTGAAGATGCTAACGGCCATCGAATGAATTGAAAGAATAGCTGAATGTTTTTCTCAATATTAGTATTACTAAACGCTCTGATCATATCGGGTGTAGCCGCATACTATTCGATCTTAGGACTGACTGCAATTTTCGCGGCTGCATTCTGGCCCATTGTTATTATGGGTGTGGTATTAGAGGCTGGTAAAATTTCAGCAACGCTTTGGTTACATTACTATTGGGATAGAGCATCGTTTCGGATTAAAGCATATTTGGTTCCTGCTGTTGTTGTATTAATGTTTTTGACTAGCATGGGTGTTTTTGGTCTATTGAGCAAAAGCCACTCTGATCAAACATTAGTAACAAGTGATGTCGTTGCCCAACTAAACATCATCGATGAAAAGATTAAAATCGAACAGCAGATTATCGACGACAATCGTCAGATGCTAGCTCAACTAGACAATGTTCTAAACCAGTTTCTTGGTCGAACGGACAATGTTCAAGGCGTAGAACGTTCGTTGCAAGTGCGGCGAGCCCAGACGAGGGAGCGGTCAAGGTTAACAGCAGAAATTGAAGCTGCTCAAAAGAAAATTGCAGAGTATAGACAAGAAAGAGCACCAATTGCTGCCCAGACTCGTGAAGTAGAAGCTAAGGTTGGGCCAATCAAATATATTGCTGCTATGATCTATGGAGAAGAACCAGATTATAACTCGCTAGAAGCCGCAGTTCGTTGGGTAATCGTCATTATTGTTATTGTGTTTGACCCGCTAGCAATTGTGCTGTTGTTGGCGGCAACTAGTTCTCTAGAATGGTCAAAAGCAGAGCGAGAAGAAAAACGACGTAGAAAAAAAGAAGAAGAGTTAGAAGAAGAAAAGATGCGTCGTCTCCGCTTAGAAAACGACCAGTATGAGAATAATCTCAGACATCAAATTGAAAGCGAAATACAAACCAAACAGGATGTGCGTGTTCACGAATTTTTAGTTGCATCTCACTTACAACAAGAACGTGTTCATCAACCGCAGACTGTTGTGATACCAGCAGAGAATGTAGAGAACGTAGAACACGTAAAGCCTGTTGCCGAACTTACCGAAGTCTTGCCGGTTGTAGTTCAATTGGAAATTGAAAACATAGTAAAACAAGAAGAGAAAGCCGAAGAAGCTCATCCGCAGGTCAAAGTTAAGGTTGATATAATTGAACCACCTGGACAAAAAGTAAAACCCGATAATGCAAGTAAACAACCAGTTGATCCTGCTGTTATACAGTTTGCAGTTAACGAACTAATTGAAGATGCAATCAATAGTTATGCACCTGTGTATGCTGAATTAATGGAAAATCTTCAACCTTATGAAGAATCCAAAGACCTAATAGCAACCGAAACCCCACCTGTAGAAAAAGACAAAACAACCGAAAAGGTAACGCCATTTAATGCAGAAGAAAAGTCTATTAAGAGTGCGTCAGGTAACGCACCGAAGCATATTCCAAGCACCGGGTTTGGAGTAACCTTTCCGCAAAGCCCACACTTCGGTGATCTGTTCGTAAGGGTTGATTATTTGCCAACTAAACTCTATCGCTGGAACGGGATACGTTGGATTGAAATTGACAAAAACAAAACTAGTTCATATGTATATGACGAAACGTATATTAGTTATCTAGTAGACGGAATCGGCAACGGGCAATATTCAGTTGATGATCTCACTGAATTAGAACAAGAGCAGGTTGCTGAGTTTTTAAGGCGTCCAAAGTAGAGCTAATTTAGAAAACTTTTTGACTCGTATTCAGTCACAATAAATACAAAGCAGGCAAAAAAGTTCTGTCTGCTTTAAACTAACAGTGCCGAATGGTTCGGGCTGTAACTTAATGTCATTTCTTGCTTAATGAAAGGAGAACACAAATGACACATTTAAATGCTTTTGATTTACCATCCCTCACTCGCTTTGCTGTTGGCTTCGATCGCATGTTTGATGAGCTCGCTGAAAATGCTCATCATATGAGCAAAGTCAATTACCCGCCCTATAATATTGTTCAGCGAGGCGAAAACGAGTATGCAATTGAGATTGCAGTTGCTGGCTTTTCTGAGGCTGAGATCGAAGTAGAAATTCACAACGGCTATTTAACGGTTAAAGGGGAAAAGAAAAACACTGCATCTGAATCTTCATTTCTCTATCGTGGAATTAGCACTCGTAACTTTAGTCGAACAGTAAAACTGGCTGAATTCATTGAAGTTCGTGGGGCTTCGATTGATAACGGAATGTTAATGGTCTACTTAGAAAGAGTGATTCCGGAATCAATGAAACCCCGTAAAATTGCAATTTCGGCGGGTTCGTATGCCCCTGCAATTGAATCCAAAGAACCCAAACTAGTTAGCAACTAAAAATTACGTTCAAGTGTTTAGAAAAGGCCTAGATTGTCTAGGCCTTTTCGATTGACTTTTTCGAAAATGGCAATTATAATTAGATCGTAAATTGTAAAGTCAAACTGGAGAACTAACATGTCAAAATCAGAAGTTGATGTAAAACAGAAAAAGAAAGTCGTAGTCAATGACAAGATCAAGCCACCGCGCATGTATAAGATCGTTTACATTAACGACAGTGTTACGACGGTTGAGTTTGTAATTGAGACACTAAAGATTTTCTTCGAACACACACAGGAAACCGCCGAAGTCATCACATATGACATTCACTCGAAAGGCTCTGCCGTTGTTGCTGTCCTCCCTTACGAAATCGCAGAGCAGAAAGGCATTGATGTTACTGTTTTGGCGAGGAACAACGGTTTCCCTTTAACTATTCGCATCGAGCCTGCTGAGGAAGAAGTGTAATGTCTAGATCAATTATGCTCGATTTAGAAACACTGGGCACTTCTCAAGATTCTGTAATTTTAACATTGGGCGCGGTTAAGTTCGATCCTTACACGACAGTTGATCCTAACTTGCCGTGTTATGTAAGATTGGACGTTGACGAACAAATCGCGGCCGGACGAATTGTAGACGAAAAGACACTAGAATGGTGGTCTGAACAGCCCTTTCACATAAGAGAAGAGGCACTATCTGAAAATGATCGTGTCTCTGTTACTGATTTTATCGAGGCTTTCACGAAATATTGCAATGGTGCTGAGTTTATTTTTTCACAAGGAACCACGTTCGATATCATTCTTTTAGAGAATCTTTTTCAAACAAACGGATACAACGTTCCGTGGCATTATTGGCAAGTTCGTGATTCGAGAACATTGTTTGATCTTGCACCGAACCTTCGACCGAAATCAGATGACTTACACAATGCGTTGGCCGACGCATACAATCAAGCGATTGGAGTTCAAGCAATATATCAACATTTTGGAGTGACACGAAATTGAAAATTGAAATGGTATCCGGTCGACTAATCGACATTGAAAATCCTGCTCCAGATGACTTCGACATAAATGATATTGCGTGGGCATTATCTCGCATTACGAGATTCTCCGGACACACTATTACTGAGATCCCATATACGGTGGGGCAACATTGCGGGTTCGTTTGTTCTATGATATACGACGATGTCCAAGCACAACCAAACAGCAGAGAGCTAGCACTGTTTGGGCTATTGCATGACGCAGCAGAATCGTTGATTGGTGACATTCCTTCGCCATGTAAGAAGATTCCTGCATTGCATAAAGTAATTGCACCGCTAGAAGATAACATTTTGAATATTGTTTATATGAAGTTTGTCGGTAGATTGCCTACTAACGAAGAGTACGACATAGTAAAGTTTTATGACAAAAAAGCTCAATTCATCGAAGCATACAACTTCATGTCGTCTCGTGGACTACAGTGGCCAAACAGGGAACAGTATGATATTGGACTAGTTGAGCTACAACGGTCGCCAGTTCCTATGTCTGCGATTGGCACTTATCACGGGTTTTTGAAGATGTTCGAATGGCATTATTCTGAACTTAAAAAGAAAAATCTAACAGAATCAACAACTTAGGTGAGTTAAATTTTGGTTGACATTTGGTTTTGTTCCTGTATAATTCGAACTGTTGCATAACTTTACAGGAGTGAAAATCATGACTAAGTTTGTTGTTGGTTTCGTCTTTGGCATTATTGTTTCTTCGGTTGGTTTCCAGGGAATTGCGCTACTGGCAGACCAAGGTGTAAAAGGTGCCCAAGGCGTGCTCCAAGAGCAAGTTAAGAGCGCTCGCGAAATTGGATCAACTGTTGCTGAATGAGGAAGATGCCATGCTGCTGTTTGGAAGTCTTTTAATCATAGCGTCCATTATGTTACCAATCAACGATAACATCGCAATTTGGGGTGTTGTGACTGGGTTCGCCTTAATCGTACTCGCATTGTTTTAAAGAGAAGACCAAATGTCCGACGAAGATGGCCCGCCGCCACGTAACAACAAAGAAAACAAAATACTCAACCATTTGAGGATGGTAGCCGAAGATGTTGTTCCAGTTGGCAAAGCAAAGGTTGCGTCGGCGATTGTAGTTCGTGGCAAAATTAAATCAGTAGGCGTTAATCAATGGCGGACTGACCCGCTGCAACGCAAATTTCAAACCAATGAAGCCGCGATCCATCCACATGCTGAGATTTCTGCGATCAAGAACTTCCTAAAGCGGCACTCCCTTAAAGACCTAGAGAAGGCTACAATTTATGTCGTTCGTCGTAAAATGACTGGGCCAGACGGGCATATGGTTGATGGTAATGCTGCTCCGTGTCTAGGCTGCCAGAAAGCAATTAAGCGCTTTAAGATCAAAGAGGTTATCTACACTACAGATAAAGAGGAAGAAGATTATGCGTAATTCGACTCTTTTCGTTGCTTTAGGATTCCTTGCACTTTCTTCTGTTAATGCTGCTACACCAATGTCTGCACTTAGACAAGGAACGCTATCGTGCATTGATCACAATGCTAAAACAGTCAAAATGAAAATCGTTAGGCATCCTACAAAGCCACACAAAGTCGTTATTAATTGGGCCGGCCGAGATCGAATCCTGCATAACAGACATTCGGTGTCTGGTGCCCTGCGATACGAGGGCGCCATTAGTAAGTTGGTATATTTGCAGATGCCTAGTCATAGTGTGTTGCTAGATAACAACACAATGCGGCCAATTCTAACCGAGTGCAAGCTTTAAATTTCAGTTGATCGTTTGGCAACATTCTTGTATAACTCGAACATCAAATTAAGAGAGCTAACCCAATCATGAAAAATCTCATTGCTGCTACGCTGACAACGATGTTCTCAGTATCTGTGCTAGCAAATACCCCGTCTGAATTAGAAACTGATATTTTTGTCTCGGCCCGTGATCATGCCGGCAAGTATGTTTGTCATGTACCGAAGGAAAATGCATTTAGCTTCGAACTAATTACGTTGCCGCATGAAATTAAAGTTTACCTTAAGGGCAAACAACGCAACGAAATAGTTTTTAATCCAAATCGTTATACTCGAGATCGGTTCGGAAATCTAGTAGTTAACGAACTAGAATCAGAAAATGAAACCTTACGTTTTAATTTGAATGACAATAGTTTCGCTGTCCTCGATCGTATATCTAGACAAACCAAATATTCAAAGTGTATGTTGCAACGCGAGCCAGTGTTCGACGAGTATGCCGGAAAATACCAGTGCAAACTGAATGGTAATAATGTAATTGCTGTTTTGCAATCAAATAAGAAAACTAGCTATGCCACGTTGCACATCAACAACAATTCTTATGATTTTAAGTTGATATATAATCAAACAAGAGTAATTGCCCAAACAAATCTTGCAGCATTTACGATGCTAATGAAAGAAGGTAAGAAGCTCGAAATTCATATTTTTGAACGTCCAAATAGCACAGTTTTTTGCAGTAAACTACAGTAATGAAAAACAAGGAGAAAAATTAGAATGACACCAATTGAAGATGTAACAATAGTTAAACGACCGCACCCGCCAATGTCCCCCATCCTGAAAATTATTGTTGCAATATTGACATTCATTTCTACCATTAGCGTAGCAGTATTGCTGGTGTTCACTGGTGGCCGCCTTGAGCGCGATGCTTGTATTGTTCGCGCGTATGAACATAGGATTGATGTTGATTTGGCCAAGAAGATTTGTGCGTTTGGTGCAACCTTACCGATTCCTGTTGTTTCTATGCAACAGAGTCAAACGGCTGTCCGAAATGCAGAAAATTCGAATTGACAAACAATTCGAACAGTAGTAAACTTGTTTTTGTAGTAACGCAACTCACTTACTTTATAACTTCCTTTTAGGAGACCGAAACATGAATCAAGCAACAACCGAAGTTTTTACCCACGCTGGCGTTTCTTTCTTTAACGGCGAGTACAAGGCTCGTTTTACTAACGACCTGTCTCGAGTTAAGTTGTTAACTAAGAACGGTCACACAGACATTAATTTTGTCGAACTACCGCAGCCGATGACTAAGCTAGAGGCTATTGTGCATCTGCAAAGTCTCGACGAGTTTCGCAACAACCCGCAGTATTCGTTTGCTATTGATACTTCGGGCGAGCGTCAGGCACTGAAAAATAAGCGCATTAGCAAGAAGTCCTTCACTGTTAAGAAGTCGGCAGATGAAATCGCTGCTGCTAACATTGGTGTTGGGGCTTCAGAAGTAGCAGAATAATAGGCAACAGTAGTGAGAGTTTAACAACAAACGGGGACACGATCCCCGTTTGTTGTTTGTGGGCTGCACTAAATAATAGATGATGTCAAAAATAACCAGAGAATCTGCCTTAGTTAAGCGAAATGTGTCGTATCACGACACGCTTAATTCTGCTGCATGGAAAGAAGACAACCTAACATTAAAGGCTGAGATCAGACAACGACTGTTAGAGATTGCAAACGTATTCATTACGTTTCTTAACATATCGAACCTAAAAGTAGAGGACATCGTTTTAACTGGATCGAACGCAAATTATAACTGGACTAAGTTTAGTGACTTCGATGTCCATGTTATTGTAGACTACGACCATGTAGCAAAAATCGACATTGCAACCGAACTATTTAATGCAAAGAAGTCTCTCTGGAACGAGATGCACGATATTACAGTCAAGGGATATGATGTAGAAATGTATGTAGAGGACACAGACAATCCTCCAATTTCGCAAGGTGTCTTTTCTTTGTTGCGTAACAAGTGGATTAGAAAACCAACACACAAACCTCCTACTATTAACGACGATGCAGTTGATGCAAAGGTTCGTTATCTAATGTCTGTAATCGACGATGTTGTTGACACTGACTCAGATGACGTTGAACTATATGATCGTCTCACTGATAAAATTAAAAAGATGCGTAAAGCCGGACTAGATCGGGGCGGCGAATATTCTGTTGAAAATCTAACATTCAAAGTGTTGAGAAACGAGGGATATCTGAGTAAGTTATGGGATGCAAAAACCAAGGCATTCGATCGTAAACTAACCTTAGAGCGGGCGCTAGTTGTAGATACAAGCCGCAGTCGTTTTCGTTAGTCGTAAAGATGTTATGAAAATCAAAGAGATCGTTGCTGAATCAAAAACTAAATCGGTTGCGGGGAAGAACCTGATCGGGTTGACTGTTGACGGGAAAAAGATAACAGCAAACATACCAAACGAACACTGGGACGGTGATTTTAGTTGTAATGGCAATACGCTCACTTCGCTCCGAGGTGCACCGCAATCGGTGAGCGGGAATTTTAATTGTTATAACAACAAGCTCACATCGCTCCAAGGAGCGCCACAATCAGTAGGCGGGGATTTTTATTGTTCGCATAATCAATTCACATCACTGAGAGGTGCGC